TGGCTGAAGTCGCCATTGCAAACGAGTTTCGCACGCCGTGGGGCATGACGTTTAGGTTCGACACATATACGAACCGACGCGGCGTATTAATGAATAAGAAAACGGGCAAGCCGGTAGGCCCGCAGGTTTACAACTATCCGGTACAGAACCTTGCGACGGCAGAGATCGTGCCGATCGGCATATGCTCACTATATCGCCGCTGTAAGGAGAAGAAGTTAGACGTTAGGTTTTGCAATACGATTCATGATAGTATAATATGCTACGTGAACAAGGCGCACATCAATCTATTTAATCAGGAAGCAGCGAAAGCTTTCACGAGTGATGTGTACGATCATTTAGAGAAACATTACGATACTGAGTTTAACGTCCCGCTTGGTGTCGAGTCTGTCTACGGGCATCACTGGAATCAAGGGGACGAGTTTATTTATGATGGAGTGAGTAACAATGAAGCGCAAAGGTACAGTCAGCAAAGTCGGTAAGAGCAAATTTTCCTTTTTTGTTATGCTTGACGGCGAGGCGTTCTATTTTAATACTAAGTTTGAACCGAAGTGTGGCGTAGGCGATGTCGTCGGCATCGAGTTTGATAAGAAGGCCGACAACCGGGGCCAGATCCAGAAGATCGTTGTCTTAGAGGACAGTGGCAGCCCGAAGGGTGTACAGGAATCTGCAGGCTTTGGCGGGGGCAGTCAATCTAGCGCCAGCGGCGGCAGTAACTACACGCCGAACACCGACCGACAGGATAGCATCGTCTACCAGTCTTCGCGTAAGGACGCTCTGGTACTAGCTGAAATCCTCGTGTCTAACGAGGCTATCAAATTGCCGAAGGATGCAGACAAGAGGCGTATGGTGATTGAAGAGCTAGTTAATGAGACGACGTTCACGTATTTTAAGGCGGCAAGTGACCCACAAGCCGCCCTGAAGGGCGAGGAGGCTGTCGCAGCGGACGCAGCAGACGAGCCACAAGATAACGTGGTTAGTTTAGACACCGCAGTCGGCGATGACAGTTGGGACGACGACAGCTGGGAATAACTGAGTGCCCTAGTGTGTGTGGACAGGGACGTCCTCCGCACTTTAACTGGAGAACGAAATGGTAGATATGTCAACAACAGACACAGTAATAGCAGTCGGCTACTGGGTAGGACTGGCGGCAGGTCTAGGATTGATAGGCACGCTGCTCGGTATTGTGCTCGGCAAGATACGGGTCTAAAACTGAAATTTCCCAAAGTTGGCGGAACAAAACTATGAAAGTACGCGCTTTAATTGACGGAGACTGGATATTATACGCCGCCGGTTTTGCGGGGCAGAAAACGAAGTACGTTTTGCCCGCGTTGTTTGGAGAGCAGGAGTTCGACAACAAAACCGAGTTGCGGGAAGTGGCCGAGCAAGAGGACCGTGATTGGCAGGAACTCCCGGTTTATTCGCGCGTCGTGCTCGATCCCGAATCGCACTTCTTTCACAGTGCGAAAAAAATGATCGAGACGCAATTGCAAAAGATCGGCGAGAAATTTGGAACCGACAACGTGCCCTATACGGTGCTGATAGACGGGGACGGAAACTTTCGTAACCGCATCGCAACCTTGCGTGGTTATAAAGCAAACAGGGCGCCAAATTCAAAGCCCATGATGTACGGAGCGATCCGACAGTATCTGATTGATAACTGGGACGCCGAAGTAATACACGATCAGGAAACTGACGACGAAATGTGCATTCGGGCAACAGCCTTACAAAACAACGGGGTCACTTCGGTGCTGGTCGGAGTAGACAAGGATTACAAACAACAGCCGGGCTGGTGGTTGAACCCAAACAAGGGTTTTATGCGCATCGGCGAGCAGCAAGGAGCGTGGTACTTGCACATTCAATGTTTAACCGGGGACAGCTCCGACAACATCGGCGGGGCGTATAAGATCGGCCCCAAAATAGCGCAAGAATTAGTGCCGAAACGCGGCACGCCGGAGCAGATGTGGGACGCAGTAGTAGGAGGCTTCCAGCTAAGCATGACTAAGTACCCGGAAAAGTACCCGGCGGACATGACGCCGGAAACCGCGGCGTTAGAGAACATGAGGCTTGTTTATTTACGGCGGGAGTATAACGAGATGTGGGCACCACCGGGGACCGACGATGGGCGGACGTAGTAGCAGAATCAAGGGGGCGACCGGAGAGCGTGAGTTTTTCAAGCTATCCAACGCGGCCGTAGAGGACGTAGACTGGCCGTATCGTCACCGGGACGGGGACATATTTAAGCGTCATCCGGCACCACGGCACGGTAAAGGTCAGCCGGATAACACTGATCCGATGGGCGTATTACCAGTCACTATAGAAGTGAAACGCGTTGAAAAGCCACAGTTTAAGACGTGGATCGACAAGCTACAAGAGCAAAGCAGACCGACACAGACCCCCGTATTAGCGTGGCGTAAGAATGGTGAGGACTGGACCGTGATGCCCTTGCTGGACATGAACGAATGGCAATCCTATTTGCGCTGGCGTTTAAAGCGAGTGAATGAGGGGCACGATGAGGCATAGCAATTCAGCAGCAAGAAAGGGGACGCCGATATTTACGGGCGTAATGAAATACTTTCCCGACGCGTTAGCGGAAATCGCGCGCGCCTCGCAGGTGGGGAACGACCAACACCATCCTAACACGCCGCTACATTGGGATCGTGCTAAGTCTACCGACGAGTACGACTCCTGTGCGCGGCACTTATTAGACCGGGCGGCCGGAGATGTATTCGATGAGGACGGCACGCGCCACATGGCAAAGGTTGCATGGCGAGCATTGGCTGCGTTGCAAAAAGAACTCGAAGAAGAACGTGACGAGGAAACGGCGGAAGAATTGCCGATCGGTGGGACGAAGATTATTCACCCGCTACCTCCGCCGCGGGAAAACGAGACTGATTACGACCGCATACAGCGTCGATCGGCCGAACGGGAGGCAGAACTGTTACTTCAGGATCGTCTGCGCGCAGCTGGCGACGGCTCAGTCGCGGCGCAGGACTTTATCAACGAGTATGAAGCAGAGATTGCGAGGCTCCGAAGATGAATATATTGACTTTTGATATTGAAACAGCGCCAGCCGAAGCATACGCTTGGCAGATGTGGAAGACTAACATTGCTCCGACTCAAATTATCGCGCCGGGTTACACTTTGTCTTGGGCGGCAAAGTGGCTGGGAGAACCAGCTAAAAAGACGGTTTACCGCAGCGTGTGGGATAAAGGGGATTTCATCAGCGAGCTGCACGACCTGCTTAACGAAGCTGACGCCGTGGTCGGGTATAATTCGGACAAGTTTGATTTGCGCCACATGAACCGGGAATTTACGCAGATTGGACTCGGCCCAGTACGTCCGCTAGCTTCTATCGACTTGTACAAGATAGTGAAGCGCAACTTTAATTTCCCGTATTACCGGCTAGATTACGTGTCGCAGAAATTACTCGGGGCGAAGAAGCTGGACACGGGCGGGTTCGACTTGTGGCCTGCGTTCATGAAGAAAGACCCGAAAGCACTAAAGAAAATGCAGCAGTATAACATTAAGGATGTATTATTGACGGAAAAGTTATACACGTACTTGCTGCCGTGGGTCAAGAATCATCCTTTCGTCGGTGATGGTGATATCATCATCCCTGACAGTGACGTGACGTACGAGTGCCCGGCTTGTGGATCTACCGACACGCAAAAAGAGCGCCCACGTCGCACACGCTGTTTTGGCATTCGCGTAGTACGATGTGGTAACTGTGGGTCGTGGTCTGAAGGGCAAAGGAAAAAGTTGTCATGAAAGTTTTAGGACTTCAGAGGGATTCTCCAAAGTCAGCAGCTAACCGCGCCACTAGCTCGCTAATAGACCGGCTGAACGGATCCTATCAGCGACGGGCACTGCCTGTACACCCGGACGAACCGGACCTCGTGGTGCAATGGGGATTCAAGCCGGACCCCGGATTATTGTCAGCGATTTCCGCTGGTATTCCGTACCTTATAATAGACCTTGGGTACATAGACAATGGAAGGGCGGCGAAGTTCTCTATATCCTTCAACGGTTTTCACGGTACAGCGTGGAGCGATCCAAAAGTGTTAGACCGAGAGCCGCGTCCGATGCCGGGCTATTCTGATTGGCGATCGGGGGAAGGGGACAAAGTTGTAGTGGTTGGACAAATGCCTAACGACCAGTCTTTACGTGGGCAGGATATAAACGCGTGGATGGGGAGGGCAGCAAGCGCAGCAAGGGACGCATTCGGAAAACCAGTCATAAAACGGCCCCACCCAAAAATGTTAAACCCGTGGGAACCAGCCAATGATCCTTGGAGCACGGCTTTAGAGGAAGCGTACGCTGTTGTAACGTGGACGTCTACTGCTGCTATTGGCAGCGTGTTGGCAGGGGTGCCCACTATTGCTATGCACCCCGGCAACATGGCGTACAAGGTGGCGGCGCACGATATGATATTGCGCACACCGCCCGGCAGAAGCGAATGGCTACACGAGTTGGCGTGGCGGGAGTGGGATTTTTCGTCTTCGGCTGACTTAGATCGTTTGGCCGATTACATAATAGAAGTTTACCCCCGTTTGCGGGACACCCCGCTAGATAGCCCTCGGAATGTATTGTGACCAAACGCATAAGTTCGTATTTGACTAAACGGCCTGTCCGAACCGGAGCAGCAATTAAGTCAGATCCGCAAAGTCACCGTGTTTATCGCATGGAACGACGAATAGTAGGGTGGGCCATATATGCTCGCGTCGAACAAGCAGATTTACAAAGGATAGCAGATTACGTTTGCCGAAAGAAAAACGTTAAGCGTGTAGGTGTTTCAGTATTAGACGGGGGGAAACAACATGCCAATGTTTTCGGATGGTGTGAGGATAGCACGATTCATCTTAACGCTGACTATCATGGCGACAACACGTCTGTATTGGTGCATGAACTTGCCCACTATGTTACGAGCCAGTTCTGGCCGGAAGCGGACCATCATGGCCCGCAATTTATGGAAGTTTATATTGACTTATTAGACATGCTAAATCTTATACCTAGAAAGCAAATGGAAGACCTCTGTCACGAACATGACGTACAGTGGGGAGTGCCCGATGATTAACAGCATGCACAAATTTTTTAAAATTGTAGCCGCGATATTATTGACGGCGTACGCATTAACGGCCCTCGCCGCCCCCGGCACGTCTAGCTGGAACGCCATGTTAAAAGACCGCCTGAAAAACCCGCAAAACTATTGGGGCGGGCCAGAAATGCGGCCATCGATTGAGGAATTGTCGGACGGCCCTTCCCGCTCTAAGCACATCGCTCTTAGAGGAGGTAAGACTAACGCAGAAATCGCCGCCGATCTACGAATCGTTGTGCTTTGGTTACGGCAGCCGGAGCTATGAGTAACTGGACAGCACGCAAGGCGGCGCTGCAGCCGGACGAAATAACGCATAGGCTTGCGTTTAATCCCAACTATCCGGGCATCCCTACGGGGGTTCCCGGCGCTATTGGTATTAAGATACGCGACAAGATAAAGCCGGAGACGCGTGAGCGCATCCGGCAGAGCATCGACAGGCAGGGTATTAGAAATCCTATTACAGCGTACCGCACTAGCGAAGGGTTGTTTCTAGGCTTCGGTGGGGGGCGTCTACAGGCAGCTAAGGCGCTGCAAATATTAGTCCCGGCTATCGTCATCGACTACACAGGGGAGATGGTGGATTACGAGGAAGTAACGCCCGACAATTGGGAGGAGTTTTACACGGATGTGCCCATGTACTTTGAGTTCAACGATACTGGCATCTACACCCATTATGGCCTCGAACGTAACCGTGACGAGCCGGTTGATATACGAGGACTTGCGTGGGCGCGTGAAGAAGATATGCAAGCAATTTTAAAAGAATCACCGTGGCTAGGAGAAAAGAGTGAGTAGAAGGATGCAGCGATGATGGATTTATACCAACAATACATTCACAAAAGCCGTTACGCTAGGTACTTGCCGGAGGAGAAGCGGAGGGAGACGTGGGAGGAAACAGTAAATAGATACATGACTTTTATGAAAGACCATCTATCGACGAACACTGGCTACGATTTGTCCGAGAAAACTTACAACGAACTAAGTGATGCTATCTACAATATGGAGGTCATGCCTAGCATGAGGGCCATGATGACGGCCGGGCGCGCACTGCAACGCGATCATGTGGCGGGGTATAACTGCGCTTATGTGCCAATTGATAACAGAAAAGTGTTTGATGAGATTATGTATATTTTGCTTTGCGGAACGGGCGTTGGTTTCAGCGTAGAGCGAGAATATACTAGCCAATTGCCCGAGGTGCCCGACGAATTTTACCCCGCTTCCGCAACCATCAATGTTGCAGATTCTAAAATTGGGTGGGCCTCGGCCTTGCGAAAGTTTATATCGTTATTATACGACGGGCAAGTCCCCGACGTTGATTACTCAAAGATACGTCCAGCCGGGACGCCTCTTAAAACCTTTGGCGGCCGGGCCAGCGGCCCGGAGCCGTTAGAAGAATTATTAAACTTTATCTATGTTATCTTTGAAGGCGCAAAAGGAAGACAGTTAAATGACTTAGAATGTCATGACATAGTTTGTAAAATTGCTGAGTCGGTAGTGGTGGGTGGGGTCCGTCGATCGGCTCTTATCAGCTTGTCAAATTTGCAGTCGGAACGGCTGAGAGGAGCCAAGCAAGGCACGTGGTACTACGCAGATCCGCAGCGATCGCTGTCTAACAATTCAGTTTGTTATACAGAAATACCTGATACGGGGGTGTTCCTTAAAGAATGGTCCGTCTTATACGAATCAAAATCGGGAGAGCGTGGAATATTTAGCCGCGCAACAGCAGAAGCCGAGTTACCAGAGCGACGAGAAGGCGGGCATGACTGGGGGACGAACCCTTGTAGTGAGATTATTCTTCGGCCCCGGCAGTTTTGTAATCTTACCGAGGTAGTTGTCCGGCGAACCGATACGGAGGACACTTTGTTGCGCAAAGTGCGACTAGCGAGTATACTGGGAACGATGCAATCTACGCTAACGGACTTCCGCTATTTAAGCAAACGATGGAAGCAGAATTGTGAAGAAGAGAGGCTATTAGGGGTAAGCCTGACAGGGATCATGGATAACCCGTATTTGAACGGCTCCCAGAATAATAAAAAGCTGCCATTACTGTTACGGAAGCTAAAGGATTGCACCATCCGAACTAACCAAACATGGGCAAGCAATTTCGGGATTGCAAATAGCGCGGCGATTACGTGCGTAAAACCGTCGGGAACAGTTAGTCAGCTTACTAATAGTAGCTCGGGAATTCACCCAAGATACGCCCCGTATTATGTGCGCCGCGTCCGACAGTCTAAGGCAGATCCCCTCAGTCAAGCACTGATAGAAGCAGGCGTACCGCACGAGACTGATGTTATTAACGACAGCACATGGATTTTTACGTTTCCGCAAGTTTCTCCGGAGGGCAGCGTGTGTGTGAAAAATGTGTCAGCACTATCACAGTTGCAGCATTGGAAAATTTTTGATAAGTCGTATTGTGAGCACAAGCCGTCGGTTAGTATTTACGTTCGAGAAAACGAATGGATGTCAGTGGGCGCTTGGGTGTACGAAAACTTTAAATCGTTGTCTGGGGTTTCCTTTTTCCCAGTAGACGAACATTCTTACAGGCAAGCGCCGTATCAAGAAATTAAGCGGAGAGAATGGGAAAAACTTGTGGCAGAATTCCCAACGGAGATTAATTGGGACGTCACAGAAGAAAATGACAGCACTACTTCCAGCCAAGAATTGGCGTGTGTAGGCGGGGCTTGTGAATTATGAAGCTGCACACACGCCTAGAGTATATGGAAAAGACCGGGAAGCGCCTTTCTCGCGGCGCTTGGGAGCGCATGAACCGCCTGTACGACGTACACTCGGATGGCACAAAAGTGCTTAAGCCTATGACAGCCAAACATACCCGCAAAGTAATGATAAGGGATAAGGATAAAGGGAGCAAGCATGGCAGGACGCGATACAATGAGTCCAGCAAAGTGGGAAGCTCTCTGTGACGGGTGCGGCGCTTGTTGCCGCATCCCTAATACACAGTACGCCTGCAAGGGGCTAGACGTCGAGACTAAGCGGTGTACCGTCTACAACAAGCGCCACCAAACATACCCGTGCCTGTCCGTCACTCCTTACAACGTACTGGACTTGCATGAGCGCGGCATACTGCCCGCTTCATGCGCATACGTCAGGCACGAAAAAGGGCAGCCCCAGCAGGAGCCGCCCGAATATGTGCTAGTGCCCTATGAGATGGCAACGCCGACGATAAAACACCATTTCCGGGTAGATACGAAGCATTACCTCAAGGCACGGGCTAAAACTTCTTCCAAATAGACAGGCCGAGCGCCGACAGGACGGCAGCTTCTAACAGAAAACCGACGTCTACGCCGGACTGCGTGAGGGAGTTAATAGCTATAGCAACGCCCTCTAGTACCTGCGGATAGCCGAAAGCGGCAGCAAGCCCGCCCACTACCACGAGGTTTAAGATAGAAACAACGCTAACGACAGCGTACTCGTCCTTCCACGTGTCTGCTAGACCGTTAGTAGCGACAATCTCATACTCGTCCTTATTTAGCTCCAACGTATGCTCGTTGTCTAACGCGGCCTGTGCTAGTTTAGCACGGGCCGTTTCTTTTGCAGCTTTGCGCTCTTGGCGGCGGGCTATTATTTTCGACACCGGCTCAAAGATAGCGGTTAACCACGTTGGAATTGCCATAGTCTATCCTTACGGGGTTTTGTCGACCACCGGAATAAACCCTTGGTTAATGTCAGTACGCCATCGCGCAGTGCGAGACGTTACAAACGCGACGGGTACATAATCTTCCCACTCGGTTAACCCGGAATTCGACGCAAGCGTGTCTACTTCTACGTAACCGTCGTCTTCAAATCGATCCTCGCTAGCCGCAACTTCTGTTACCGCCTGTATAGGTATATAATCAAACCACGCGCGTTTGCCCGACGTATTAATAGAAAATACTACCCACCGGCCGGAGGAATCTCTAGGGGCGTATCGTAGTGCTGACATTGGTCTTGCCTCCGTTCTTTAGGGATATATAGCCTTGTCTAAGTATCACGTATTTTTCGATTTCGGCGGCGCATGCCAATAGCTCTTTCAAAGTGGTACCACGCCGCAAAAGAGCCGGCAACAATTGCAACTAAACCGGCAAGAACTGTAACAACCGGCTCAACTTCGGCAAACCATGCAGTTCCAGCGAAGAACGCGCTGCCCGCAGCCGCAACGTCCGCAGTTCTTGTTACCTGCGTATCAAGTCCCATGTCTTGTCCTTTTGCGTGCATAACGTGCTCTCGCAAGTTGCTTTGGTTCTTTTTGCTTTTCCCCCACGCCATTAAAATCTCGAATAAATTTTTTCCGCACTTTTTACATCCAGAATCTCAAAATGGAACAGATCGTCAAAACGTTGGTCTAATATGTCCCCGTCTTTGTCCCAGTCTCCCCCCCACCGTAGTCTTATTCCATCTTCGTCTGCCATTTGAACTAGGCGACCACCGATATACCCGAGCGATTGATACAGCTTATGCGTCAGATGCGGCTTCGGGTATGGCTGAAGGTCTACGGCGATACTGGGTAACTGGTTGTGTGCTCCATCAGGCCAACGTAATTTGCTAAATCCCTCTTCGTATGCCTCGTCTTGCTCTTCTTGTCCGCGATGTCCGCAGATAAGGGAGATATCAGCTACTTCCTGTAGCACTCGATCGAGATAGTGCTGGAGCACTGGGTGCAGCTCACTATAGACCCTCGAGCTTTTTCTCCCCCACTTACGCATTAGTTAAATCCGGGCGGCGGCGCTGCCTGCGCCGGAGCCTTCACTTCTTCCTCTGCAGGTCGCCCGCCGGACTCATCGAGCAGCTCTTGAATGGCTGCCTGATCTTCTCGTATTTTCATAACCACGTTAGCTGTCGCAGCAGGGTTTCGGGCGGCGGTCTTAGCTGCCTCGGCAAGCCCGTCCGCCAAGTTAGCAAGGGCACGTCTACCTTCTGGCCCCTTCAGGGCTTTGTAGCCCTTAAACCCAGCGTACAGTGTGCCGCCCACTCCCGCGGCTTTCGCTCCGGTCAGTAGCATCGACCCTACGGCTGCGCCTGCTCCAGCTTGATAGCCAACAAGACCGATCAGCCCTGTGGCTGCCGAGTATGTTAGGGGAGACGTTGGCACGTATTGCTTCAGCGTGTCCCATGCCCGTCCGATACGAGTCGTTGCCTCGCGCGCTGCTTTGCCCTGTACGTTCTCCATCGCGTTCAGTACGCGGTGCTGGAACTCCATCGACTGGCGGAAGGTTGCGGGGTTGGCAGTACGGGCCTCGATAGTATCCCGCATAGCCTGCTGGACTACTCGATGAGCGTCTGCCAGCGGCGTAGCGTTTACGTCCGGGCTATGTACTTTGCCCTTCTTGTTCGTTACCCACCTGTCCTGTGCGCGGCGTGCATCTAGTGCGCCCCGCAGGTTAGTCGGCTGGGCGTCTAGCTCCCGGAGGGCGTTCTGAACAACAGACTCGGCAGTAGCTCGTCCCTGCTTGGTGCCCGCGAAGTTCGGGTGTTCGTCTATACCAGCCTTAACGCGGTCGATAAATTCTTGCCGGAAGGTAGCCGGGTCATAAGCCTCTCG